TTTGCTTTGCGACCTTTCAAAGCTAAGTCAATCAGCTCCACCGTCTTTTTCGCCGCCAATGCCGCCAAATCAATAGTCCGATTATTCCCTCCGGCCAACCGGAGGTATTCAGCCGAAGCCTTCAGATGCGCCTTGGCGTGTTTCAGCAAATTCTTCTGCTGCCTGTCCAGTTTTTCACCGCCCAGATCATCCGGCACCGCAAGCTGCCTTTTGGTTGGCGGCTCCAAAGCATCATTCATATCCTAACCCTCAGGGCCAATCGTGTTGGCATCAACTCTCCTTGTCATAATGGCTTTTGGAGCCATCTTCTGTCAACTGACTTTTTATAGCCAGCTTTCCCGCCAGGAGACCTATCCAATTCACAAGCATTAAAAGCAAAGCAAGCAGAATAGTGCTGGCTGAGTACACTATAACAACCTGTTTAAGCTCGTTGATGATGATTGGCATGGCTTCCTGACAGTAAGCTAGTCATTGCGGTATGGAGGAGAGAAGTTTTTTATCCGGCGTCAGTTGAGGCTGATTGTGCCTAGGGTCCTTGGGATTCGCTTGTGTTTTGGCCAGGAGTCGTTCCATCCTCCATCGTGCCCGGTGTAGAGGTAGGATTGTCCCCCAAGGCAGTAGTTTCCTGGCCTGTAGTTTGGGTGCTTGGGTTTGGCTGGTCCTGGCTTTGCTGGAAACCATTCTGTCCAGGCTGTCCAAGTCCCGTCTGCTCTAAGGTATCGCCTAGACCAGAATTCATTGACTGGGGGCTTGAAACAGAATCTGGCGCTGGCGTTACTGACTCCCCCACGGCATCACCAACAGTATCCGCAGTTCCAGCAGAGGGATTTGATACGCTGTCGGTATTTTCCACAGTTCCAGCAGGCGGCTCCCCCGGCTCAGGCTGCACCACCTCTATGATTTGCCAGTCATTGGCCAGGGCATCAGATTGTGAGATAGTCCACGGAACCCACTCATTGTCTACCGTTTTCATCCCGAGATAGGGTCTGATTTCGTTAAATTCATGCCCAATCGCTGGAAAATCAATAGTTCCCCCAGCAGGAATAAGTACACTACAACCAGAATAAAAGGCGATCCACATTCCTTTGCCATTCCAGCCAGCGCGTGCAACCCGTTTTCCAGCCTTCAGTGCCTCAAGGGCATGACCAAAACTCAAAGCATCAATAGGCTGATAAACGTTTTCAAACTGCTCTTTAGGCGACCAACTGACGTATCCGGCGTAACCTTCCACATTTGGCTTACCACCGTCCTGATACTCAACCAGGTAGCCGTCATCTGCGCCGTCCTCATTAGCCGGAACAGTCCAGCCACGAAACTCATTATACTGGGCGCGTGTCATTGGCTTGGCCGCTATACACTTAGTCCCGTAATACTCCTGCATTCACACACTTCCTCTTCACTCGACAAATCTGGTCCCGGATGGACTTGAACCACCGACCCTCCGCTTATCAAGCGAATGCTCTGCCGGACTGAGCTACAGGACCATTGGGTGCAGGAGCCGGACTCGAACCGGCGACAATCAGCTTATGAGACTGATACTCTACCAACTGAGCTATCCTGCATTATTTCTTTCGCGGTTGACCCATTTCTGGGCTGTTCCCATTGTATCGGCTTTTGGCTCGGACTGGGCCATTTTTAAATCAAACGGATGAGTGCTATGATTGTTCAGGCTAACGAATACAGGGCATTTTCTCAAACTAAAAACCCTCCTGGGCAACCGGCAGGGTTTTTGGCTTATTTCTGCCAGGGCCATTTCCATCCTGAAGGCTTGCTTTCGATCTGCCTGGAAGCATCCAGTGGAGCATCCAAGGCTGCCTGGTTTTGCTTTTCGTAGAGAAAAACAGCTGCGTTTGCCGCATTGATGGCTTGGTCTTTGGCAGTGATAGTTTCATTAAGAGCTGCTATCACTCGGTCGCGCTCATCCAGTAATGCTTGATGACCTTCCATTTGCCCTTCAAGACGTGCTGTTCTTTCTCTTGCCTCCGAAAGAAGAAGTGTACACTCAGCCAATTTTGCTTTTAGTTCTGCGTTCTCAATTCTAAGATTGACCACTTCAGGAAATGCTTCCTGATACGCTTCATAACCTACTTCCTGAATATTTCGTGAAGCATTTCCTGATGCATTGAAATTTGATTCAGGAAGCAGGTTAACATCTTCCTGAAGCTGTTTTCTGTGCCACAGAAGAAGACGCCTACCATCTTCCGTAAGCATTGACTTGTAATAACCAGTCTTTATACGGCTATTAACAGTACGCTCTGTTACGTCATCACGCTCAGCCATTTGTCGGATCGTGATCCATTCACTACCTTCAGGATCATTACTCATGATCTGATCAGGAATGTTTCCTGAAGCCAATTTCGGTCCTCCTCTTCTCTTTTCATGAATCTTCGGTAAGATCAATTCATAGGTTCACGAAGGTCTTCACGAATCATTTCGGTGCTTCATGTCTCTTCCTGATCCTACCTGAAGACAATAAAAAAGCCCAGCGTGCTGATAACACGAGGGGCCAAAAAAGGGTTCAAACGTATAGTTTGGACATTATAAATCCTATTGCTTGCCGAAATGCTCAGCAGGCTCTAAGATGAAATAATTGCGTATAAGATCATTATAGCTTGGTCAAAAATCCTTGCCAAGCGTTAATTTTCGACATGCGCAATAGAGGGCATGAACGTATAGTCGGGAATAGAGAGTCACTATGCCACCGTAAGCTATTGTTTTTAATAGTTTTCACCGCGTAGAACGGTCAGAATTTCCAAGGCGTCTAAAACGCTGGTTTTGTATTGCTGGCAGAAAACAGACGGGCTTGGGGTTAGTTTTGGCATGCTTTTACCACTGCGAATCAGCTTGGCCTTTCGAGGTTGATGTTTTGATGCGCTCTATTAGAGTTGCTTTTGAAACTACATAAACTCGGAAACTGTTTAAGTTGCTTATTTTTCAGATGACAGAGAGGCAAAAAACAAGTGTTACAAGGGTTTACAACTCGACCGAAGAAAGGTAGGATCGGCCTACCGCAAAGGTTCTCAGGATAGAGAAAACCCCACTGGCATGCTGGCCTAGTGGGGCAGTAAAGTTTTTAAAATTTTGGCGGCTGTTTTTACTAGTAAAACAAACGCCAGAGTGAGGGTGAAACTCCCTCTAGAAAGGAGATTTCAAGAATTTATGGTAACTCAACCAAAAAGCCGCCGTCAATGGGGGCCTCGTTTTGCTGCCGAGGTTCAAGAGCGAACCGCGGCGATAATCGCTCAGCGCCAAGCCCAGAGCGCCGATACAGCCGTCCAACGCGTACACGCGGGCGCGCCGGAAATGTATCAAGAACTTGACCAGGTAAGATCTAAGAGAGCAAATAAAGCTAGTAATACAGTCCAGGAGCTAGACGAAGATTGTAAGGTTGAAAGATTGGATGGATCAGTTGGCTCCACCCATGTCGCTACCTCTTTGAGTTCCTATAAGGCTCAAAAACCCGAAATTTCCGAAAAGTTCCCGCTGGCCTGCTTCCAGAACCCAACCAACAACCCAGAGGTGGCGCTCTTGCTGGAACGGTACGGAGATTTGCGGCAGGTCATCCTGCAAAGCCCGATTTTCAAAACACCTTGCGCCAAGGTCGAGGACGGAGGCTGGGGAACGGGAGTCGGCGGCCTGATCTCCCTGTCCAAGCAATATGGCCTGGAGCGTGTCCTGTGGGCCGTCAGGGAGACAAAAAACTATCGCGGAGCCAGAGAGCCAGGGAAATATTTCAGTCACATCCTGCGCAAAGGATTGGAGGCTGGACGATGACCCAAGATGAACCTAAGTTTGACCCAAGCCTGACCCAAGAACCCATGAACACTGAGCAGTTGGCGAATGAAGCCGCTGAGCAAACAGACCAGGATTGCAAAAATGGCAAACTTGGCCCCAATCCTACAGCTTGGAAAATAGCCGTTTGGGCTGCCCGCATAGCCATCAACCAGGCCATAGAGGCCGACAGGCGGGAAGTTGAAAGGCTTAAAGAAGTGGAAAATGGCAATCTACTTAAGAGTAGAACCTTTGAGCAGGCAGTAAAGCGGGCATCTGATTCCGTTAAAAATGAACAAGCCCTGCAAGCCATCATCCAAAAACTGGAAGCCAAAGTGCTGTTACTGAGGGAAGCTTTGAAACCGGCTGCTGAAAAATGGCGCTATTCAGGCTTTACAAAGGCCGGGACTAACCCTACAACAGAATACTTCGATATTCGCGTTACCAGAGACGAGCTTGCGGCCATGCACACGGCTTATCATGATATCGTTGAAACCTAACCTCATCCTCAACCAGGCCAGCGCTTAAAACTCTGCATTAACTAGCCTGATTGGGCTAAAAGTATTGATTTAACAACATTCCTGCAATGGTTATGCTATTATAGATTTGGGCTTATCAAAGAGTGATCGTTTTCTAGATATAGCTTTTACGCGGGGCTACTGAAGACTTTCTGCCTCAAAAAGTAAGCTCAGAAAACACAAAACCCGCCTCCCTGGAAAGATAGCGGGCTTGTGTCTTGTTAAGCAAGAACTTAGGAGATAGAGCGCATGCCCATCACTTAAATCTAAGTTTCAGCGTTGGCTGGATCAATACATGAACTCTCTTCTGCTGGTATAACGGCATATTCAATTTTGCCGTTTTCATCATAACGGAAGGGGTAGAATAATGCGTCCTGGAATCCTCGTTTTCCGGGCTTGTTGACGTGCGATTGGAAGTATATTCCATTCTTCGTTGCCCACTCTCGGAAAGGCTTATGGTACCAGCGATAATACTTCAACCCGACATTATTGTAGTTGAAGTATTTAAACTCGTCTTTAAATCTAAGAGCTAATTCTTTTGCCTCCTCTAGCACGATATTTTTCTTTTTGCCTTTGTGCTTATACTGTTTAACCACTGAAATTAAACCTCTATGCCAAACAAAACAACTAATACTCGCAGTAGGCTTCATCATCTACTGATTCGCGGTTTAATTTGGGAGCCGGACCACATATCGGCCCCAACCATTCTAACTTGAGTCCCTGGGCAGGCGGCCTATTAGCCGCCTGCTTACTTATTCGTGAAAGTGAGCAAATACAGCCTTTAAAGCCTGCTGTGATGTCGTAACACCCAAGTGGGTTACGCCCACAAAGAAATCACAATCCCCAGCAAGCTCTCTGTGCCGATTCGGCTTATGGTTGCTAAATCGAACCTTAAAACTTTTCTTGCGGGAACCGGGCTTTACCACGGTTATGTACTTGGAATAGGTTTGCCTGGCTTCATACAAAGTTAGTGTAAAGCCTTCATTTAACAGCACTTCGCAAAACTCGACCCATTTCTGCTTACCAAAACCTGCATTAATTGTTCTCTGGACTCTAGCCTCCAGTAATATGGGTGTAATCACTGAGTTTGTTTGCTTTTTATGTGGGTTCATCTGAATTTCTCCAAATAAAATCTGATATTGGGGTGGGTTGGACAGGCGGCTAATAGGCCGCCTGTCTCACTGAATCTTTCAACTTACGCAAGGCTTTTTCCAGCGATCCAACGTAGCCACGCTCAACCAGCTTACGCATTGACTGAATACCGCCAATGGCCTGTACCTGCTCATTGCTGAAACCATACTGCCGCTGTAGGGCTGTTATTTCATCGGCCACCTTACGCGCTCGCTGCTTTTCCAAATCGTTGGGCTGCTGCTCATTTTTAACAGGTGGCCTCTGACTGACTCCAGAATCGACGTTTTTCTGTTTTGGATGGTTTGATACCTGACCATCCATTTCCGGGTCGTCCCCGGTCGCTGCGCCGGCAAACTTTAAGTAAAAATACTTGCTCGCTCCGGTCGCTGCTTTATACGCTGCCTTATCGCCCTGCTTGTCCTCGCCCTGTCCAAGCACCTCAGACTCTATCTGGTCGCCGGTTTCAGTATCCACTACTGTGTATTTGATTCTCTGCAACACCTGGATGCGGACACACCCTTTATCATCAGTGTATTGCAGCGTTTTGAAATCGACTAGCGAAGGGAAAGCAACCAACCCCCGTTCATTCATCAGTTCTTTAATCTTCAAAACGTCCTGCTCGGTGGCGTAGTCGTATTTATGAAACGTGTTTGTGCCGTTTTTTTTGATAGTTTTGGCCTCTTGCTGAAGGGACAGAATCTTTTGAAATAGGCTTAATGGCTTATTCATCACTAGCTTTCCTTCTTCATTTCAATCATTCTCAGCGTGTATGGGCTATCTTCGACCATCGCCCACTTGCGGGCGCGGACATAGCCGAAGCCGTTATCCGCATACACCTTGTTTAACTCGCTCTCTTCCATCGCGCCTAGCAACTGTTCATCCAGTCGCGCAATTTCACGCTCGATCCGCTGCTTCCAGACCATCATGTTGTAACGTTGGGCAGCCAAGGATTCAGCCTCAGAGATGATCTCTACTTCCGGCGCTGGCGGCGGCGGTGGTGGTGCTTGCTGAGTTGAGACTGAAGAAGTCAGCAGCTTTAACTTGGGCGTCTGTACGGTATCGGCATAGACGAAGCCGTCCCCATCGCACTGGACACAATCGAATCGGGTGACGATTGCGCCGGTGCCATTGCACCTTTGGCACTTTACAAGTTTTCTTTTGGCGTTATTTTGCATTTTTCCGAATCCTTTCGGTTGCATGATAAGTGTTAATGGCTTTTCTGGCGGAGTCCCAAACGGAAGGCCGTGCATAGCCCATGCGCTCATAGTCGCTAATAAGCATTTGAAGCATTTTGACTATTGTTTCGAGTTCTTTGGTCATTTCCTCTCTCCTAGTTAAAAAATATGGCTGTCGCGAAATACAGGAAAAACGTAACAATGGCAGACTGTAACAGCAGAGCCATTAATAACCCTCCCCATACTGTTCAAAGCAACCAAAGGGTACTTCGTCTTCATACTCAGAGAGGGGATAGCCCATATAATTTGGCTCTTCAGAAACGATAGGTGCAGCGGGTGTAACTAGAGTTTGTTTAAATAGGCTGTAAAACGGCGACTCAAGACGGCGTTTGTTCTCTTCGATAGCCCATTGCTTTTTAATATCGCGGATTTGCTTTTTGGAACTCAAGCGCGTGACAGGCACATGAACGTGTGCTAGCATAATTTTGGTCCTTTATTCTTTTCTTGACAGATGGAATTTTGACCTTGAAGCATCGGGTGATTCAGACCCGGTGCTTCTTTCGTGTATATGGGTATTATAAGACACCCTTTACAGGGTGTCAACATAAACCCTATAATAAATTTTGTGAATTGTGGAAAACGATAGAGAGTCCAAATGACTTTGGATGAAAACTTTTTTGGAAATAAGTTAAAAGAGGCGCGGAAAGCGGCTCATCATACACAGGAAACCATTGCAGAAGCACTGGGAATGAGGCGCGATAATTACAAGCCATATGAAAGCGGCAAGAAGTACCCAGCTCCTCAGGTTGTGCCATCATTGGCTAGCATTCTTGGCATTCCAGAGAATGAGCTTCTGGCCTGGAGAGTGATAGACGAGTTTGGGCAAGATGTAATTTTAACCGCATGCAAAGTACTTGAAATCTCCAGAGATTGATTCTATTCCAATCTCTCAACCTTTCAATCTTCTGTAAATTGGCCATGCAAATACTAGCAAAAGCACTGTTAGCACTAAAAAGAATAGATTAACTCCCGCAAATCCCTCAAAAAGGACCAAGCTAATAAAATTCACGACCTCAGAAAGGTTGGCGGCCACAAAGACAATACCTACAAACAATAGAAATAATAGAAGCATTCCAACCAGCACGCGTTTGAGCATTAGCAAACCATCCCATCTTTCTTACGATGAGCATAGTAATAAAAAGGCTGAGCTTAGGCAACATGTCGAAATTCTACTAGTAAATCGACCTATCCAACTACTGAAAGTCATCCGGCCAAATCTGAGCTTCGTGCATCACAGCAAGAATCTCCACGTTCTCGCCTTTAACGACTCGGTAAGCAATAACATATGGCGAAATAATCAATTCTCTAGTACCGTAAACCCTTCCTGGCCTGCCGATACCTGGAAAACTACATAATTGGCTTTCGGTTGATTGCACAATACGCCGGACCATACCCAAGGCAGCGCGTGGATCATCTGCTGCAATACTCCTGAGAATGTGTTTCAAATTCTCCTTTGAAGGTTTAGTCCAGTTGCAGCTTGACATTTTCAGCTTCCAATTCCGCTAATACTTCATCAGTGGTGTAGAGCAACCCAGCATCCGCAGCCTCAATACCCTTCTTAATCTGAGCCACTTGCCAAGCCTGTAAATCTATATATTGCTCCAGAGCCTCTGTTGCCAGGAAAGTTTTATCCCTCCCAGTGGCCTCTGCCAAGGAGTCGAGCTTCTGTATTAGCCCCAATTCAAGCCGAAAATTCACAGATTTTTTGCTTTGCGCTTTAGCTGACATGGAAATCCTCCTTTCTGCTTTACTTGTCAATACAAGTATTGCATATCCATTAATCAGCCGCAACCCCTCAGCTATCGATCAATCGGCGCTTTGCCACTATGCTGACACCCAAACAAGTGAGTCATTTCAGCCCAATATTCCGTAAGCGGGACAGCGCCGCCCAAACAACAGCAAGTGCCTAACAGAAAGCCCACCCAATCCCTGGTGGTTATTTCCGGCTCCTCATTATCCAGAGCAATCAGGGCTTCTTGACCATACCGCTCCAGGTCGTCCAACAAGTCTTTTTTGTCGGCATTCCGGGCTGCCCTGCCTTCCAGCAATAACTGCTCGATAAATTGGCGCTTTTCAGTCAGTATTTGATATTTAGACATTCTCAGCCCTTTTAACAAGGAACTTACCCACTTCTCTCATTTGCTTTATTTTATCTTCATACCCTGACGGCATTCTAGCCTCAAAAGCCGCTAAAAACTTCTCAATGAAATCCATATAGCTTGTGGCAGTCGCATGAATATTGTCGTACTCTTCCATGAACTCGTTATGGAGCCGAATCGCAGTAAATTCATCATAGACTTGCGAAAAGACATCTTTTATCAGGTCAGACCAAGGCTTTCTCATTGGATTCATATCACAGACTCCTTTTCGGCCATCTCCTGGAGCCTTGCCCAGCACTTTGCATCTTTGAAAACCGGCCTTACGGCTGTCTCTGGAAAATCTTGGTGCAATTGCTTTTCAGTGACATTGGCTGGATATTTTTCCAGAATCTCTCGAATTACCAATAAAAGCTCTACCTGCTCAGACCAATTTTCCCCGCCATCATACTGAACAGTAGGGCCATCAGCATCAATAGGCGAAAAGCCTACGCCTCGGGTATAAATACGGGGAATGAAACCCATTTCCCAACGACCACAAGTAGAAAGTAAGCGCATTTTATAGTTTTCATTGTCTGGAGCAGGCAGGAATTTCATACCGCAATCCCCTTATCCCAGTCCTCTTGGACTTTAGCCAGGGCAGCATCAAAATCGACTTTATCCAGAGTATCGCCCTGCTCCAAAGCTCTTTGCACCAGCAATACCCGATCCTGCTTTGTAAACTCAGGGAATTCATTGACCCACCGCGTATTATACCCAAGCAGCAAATTGAAATAATAGCCTCGCCATTTGGCAATATCTGGATCACCACACCAATCCCTATCAGCCAGGCCGGCAGCCAGGCCTAACTTAAAAGCCTCATGCTGGGCTATTACAGACGGTAATTTACTCATTGCTCCATTTCCCACTTGCTTCTACGCGTATACGCCCTTCTCCATGACTTCCCTCCCTTTTGCCCTGCCAAGGAGGCTTCAAAGGGTGTCCATTGATGAGCAGTTCCTTTGGCATGTGCGGCCTTTCCTCCTTTGCTGGCAATCTCACGCCTTTGCTCCGGGGACAGGCTGGCAAAGCCGCGTTTTGGTTTTTCATCCGGCATTTTCCTTCTCCCATCAACATTGACTGGTTTAATTGCTTATTTAGACCCTCCAAAGTTGGCCATAATACTATCGAAAAACTCTTGGGACTCTGCGTGTGTTCGCTCTTCCGGCTCAAAACCATCCAATCCCAAATATCCTTCTTGGACTAAAGCGGTCCATTTATGAAATGTTTGAGTTGTTGTTCCTTTATCGGTAGCAATCAGTAACGACCCCAATACTTTTGATGCCGCCACACCCAACGCCACAAGCACCTTTGCTAAATCCTGGCAATTGCCCTTGTTTGAATCCAGGCCATAATGCTCCAAAGCAACTAAAATCATTTTTCCACTGACGACATCCTGATCAGGAGAACATATCCAGGGCTTTGGTTGTTTTTCAGACATCAACTGGCCACCTCCAGCGCCATTCCTTCGTCTGCATCATTTTCCTCCCGTTCTGCTAACTCTTTCTCTTCCTCCGCCAAGCATTCCGAGCAAATGTCATTCCCATAAAGCGACACATAAGGCCCTGGGCGTTGGCGGCAGAACTCACACACATTACTCATGCGGCTATCCCCTTTGTTTTTGCGGTTGGAACTCATCCTATCACAAAACAGACCCTCTCCTCCAAATGGAGGATTTTATATCCAATTGATATAAATCATTGTAAAAGTGGGCAAGTTGAAATTAACCGCATCCAAAATCGTCCAGCCGGGACTAGGGCTAACAGAGGTGCCGTCCAGCAATGGAAGAACTTCCGGCTTAGTAGTGAGGAGCTGCCGCATGGCCAAACTCTCGCATTGCGGGCGTTGGGCACGGGCTACGGTGTACCGCGTTTTATCCTCCATACCTGCATACAAGTATCAGTGCTTGTTCGTGGCCACCTGCTCCGGCAAATGTGGTAAACGCATAAGGTACTGGTGTGGTGAATTCGCGGATGGCACTCAGACCGACCTGACACCTGTCACCGCCGAGGAATACAAAGCAAAATGGGCTCGCCGTATCAAAACAGAGAAACCCAGGCCAAAAATCCAGATGACGAGTGAGTACAGCCAGCGCATCAAATCGGGCAACATCGATGTCCAGGTCCGATACCAAAACAGAATAAAACGCGCTTTAAACCAAGGATTCTAACCCCCTTTCGTGTGATTGCATGCGGCCTTCGGGCCGTTTTTCTTTAATGAGCGAGGATATACAACATGTGCAACGATTTTACCCGTGACCCCTTGGAGTACAAGACTTCGGAACATATGACTTATGGCCCTACCACCGGATGGAAAAAATATCCAGTTAGCAAAGACGCTGAAATTGAAATTCTAAATATTGAAATCAAGCGCCTGCAGAAAGAAAACAAAAGACAGGAAGAGCTTTTGAAGGTTTCATATGCCAGGGAAGCAGAAGTGAACCAGCTCCGCGAGTTCCTGTTCAAATCAGACCCAAAGTTAGATCTCTCCAATGGCACGATTAACACGGCCATCAAAGAGATTGGCAATGCCAAAGCCTCCATCCTAATTCTACAAACCGAATTGGCGATTTTAAAAAACTCCCAAAAAGCGTAAATCCCCATCTCCCCAACCACTACACACCTCAATAACTATCATTTCTTAACCTACACGCCAGCCCTCAAAAGCTGGCGTTTTATTTTCCTAAGGAGATATGAGTGAGCGACATTACCATCAAGCTTTCAAAAGCATCCGCTGCCATAGATGCCCAATGGATGGCCAAGGCTCCCGATAACATCATCGGATATGGCGATACCGTCGCGGATGCCCTTCACCAGTTGGCATTCCAACTGGAATATCGGGATATTGAACCCGATCCACCCAAAATCACTTTAGAGCAAGAGCTTATCCAGAAAGTCACCCGATACGAAGAGCTCAAAGCCTTTGTACGCGAAAAAGACGCCATCAAAAAGCTCATCAAACCCTCGTTTGAGGGTGAACCCCTGGTGGAAGTCGGTGGCTTTGATGTTACCGGACACTGGGTAGATAGAGATGCTTACGACGTACCGCCGTGTCGTTACTGGATGTGGTACATCAAACCCAACCTGAAACGGATAGGGTGTTGGTAAGGATTCTGGTAAAAAACACACAAAAGACTGTCACATGAGGCTACCCTTTGGGTGACTTAGATTATGAGACGGGTTATGTGACGCTTTTAAGGATGTTCTGGCAGTCATTTCATCCAGCTCCACAAACGGCCGTTTATGTGACAATCAGGACGGGGCTTGGTTTTTACCGATCTGTGTGTTTTTTACCAGAATCCTTACCAACACCCGATAGGTTTAAGCACCTAATCAAGTGAGCCTGGTGTAGCGGTAGCACCTCAGCTTGTGACGCTGACAGCCTGGGTTCAACCCCCAGGGCTCACCCCATTTTCAAGTTTGCACAGACTCCCATTCATTTTCCGCATAGACTTACGGAGTCTGTTTATGGAGCCTCCCCAATGGATTTAACTTCTCACCTGGCCGGCTGGAAAGCTGCTATGTTTTCGGGCGAAATTAGCGACACCCTCTTCAGCCCGCTTACTGTCAAGGATTATGTCAGACGTGTTGAACTCTTGCTGGATACATACGGCGAATTAACCCTTGATACTTTCAAAACCGCAATGAGAGCTATCGATCCCAAAATGATTGGAAAGAAAGCCAAGCTATACAAGGCTGTCGTATGCTTTTCAAAATATCTATCCAGTGAGAATGTTCCCATTGACGGTAGATTGGTCGTAAAGGATGGTTCAATTCCTACAGAATTAATCCCTTTCAAACCCAAGAAGAACAAGCGACCCAAACAAACAGTCGTCACCGCAGCCAATCTTCAAAAGCTAACTAAGGCCTGTCTGAATGACTTTGAACGATTTGTCATCACATTTCTCAGCACTACAGGGTTAAGAGCTAGCGAGGCTTGCGCTGTTACCATTGCCGATTGTGACTTAACAGAACTCATAATCAGCAATATAAAAGGCAAAGGCGGTAAGACTCGTAAAGTAGCCCTTATGCCAGCTTGCGCCAAGGTAATTAAAAGCTATTTACAGACACGAGCTTCTATCTACGAATCTCAGAACCTGCTCATTTCACCTGAAGGCAAGATACTCAATAGATACGACTTAAATAGAGTATTAAACGCTATCGGTGAGAGAGTAGACATTAAAGTAACCCCACATAGCTTACGCCGCGCCTTCGTCACCATATCTCATGCAAATGGAGCGCCGTTAGACTATTTAAAAATCAGTTGTGGCCACGCTGATATCAACACAACGATGGGTTATTGCAAAACCCAAGAATCTGAAGTGCTTAATTTTATGAAGAATATGGAAATTATACCGGATGAAACCGAGTAGCCAAGCCAACTTCAGCCAGAAAATATACTGGTATATAGACCAGTCTAAAACCGCCCGCAAAGCCAAGATTTTATTTATTTTCCAGTCCCAAACAGCCAACTAGTCCAATCCAAGAAAGGAAGCCAGCACAATGGAAGCATTATTAACAGGTGCAGCAATATTCGGCGCAATCGTTTTGAGCAGAATCATTGAGCCTGCAATCTATCGCTTTAATCAACGCAACGAAGCAGTGGACCATTTGACCCAAGAGCGCTGGAATATCGTAAAACACACTGATCTTAATTACCTCCGGCAGGACTTTGCTCGTGAACATGAGCGCCTTGACCGCCATATTGACAAACTGAACGAGGCCGTCTTTCCAGAAGAGAAGCGTTGTGCCGTTCTGAAATCAACAAACGAGCCTTTAGCAAGCCAAGCAACACCGCGCAGCATCTAATCGATGAAGATTCTCTTCATTTTCCCCCGCGAAAAACCATATGACAGCCATTCTGTCCGCAAGCTGCCCAGCGGAGGCACAGAAAAGGCCGTCATATTCCTGGGGGAAGCATTTCAAAGGCTTGGGCACGAAGTCGAGTGGATAACCACACAACAGCAGCTTATCGAGGCCGAGGGTACTGAGCCGGATGCTGTCATTACACAAGAGGCCGAGCTGCTTCAACTCTTCCCAAACAGCAAGCGCGTCTGGTGGACCCACCACTTTAGCGATCAGCCAATCATCCAACGCGGCGCAGCTTATGGCCGGGCCTTTGCTGATAAGGTCGTGACGCTCTCCCAATGCCAGCAGGACGATTTTAAAGTCAATCTGCGCATAGACAGCGTTAAGATTGGCCACGGCATTTGGCCTTCTGAACTCGCCATAGGCTGGCAGAAAGACCCATACCGCTTAATCTATACCTCTACCCCGTTCCGTGGCCTGGAACGCATTCCTGACCTTTTTCCTGAGATCAGGAAAATGGAGCCCAGGGCCACAATCGCCATCTGCTCCAGCATGGGCACCTATGGCCACCCTGAACAAGATGCCCAATACCAGAAGCTTTTTGATGAACTGGCCACGATTGACGGCGTTGAGCTGCTGGGAGCGCTTAACCAGGAGCAACTTTATGAGCAGTATGCAAAGGCAAGCATATTCTTCTACCCATGTACTTGGCCTGAGACCTACTGCTTGGCGATGGACGAGGCCATAGCTCACTACTGTACAACCATAACAACCAAATTAGGAGCTTTGCCTGAGCGACAATTTGGGGTGGCTTACCCTTTAGACCTGATGTCAAACGCTGCCATCTGCTGTATGTGGGGCACTACAGGCAAGCTAAAAATGCCAGACTGGGAAGAATTTAATCATCGCGCTTTTGAAGGCCAGGAACCCCAAGACTGGCTGGACGTGGCCAAGCAATGGGAAAGGAAGGTATTAAGCTAATGTCAGTAGGCAGAAACCCCGAACAAAACGCCCCGATAATTTCAGCTCCAAAACCATTAGAGCCGCCAACACCCACCCAAACGGAGCGGCTCCATGTGGCTAGCGAGATTATCAAATTAGCCATAGGCCCGACAGCCTGTTATGCTTCCAAGGTCAGACTTGCCCGTAAGTATGATTATGAGCAGCTAAAAGATATTCTTTACCTTCTGAAATCCTTTACAGAGGGATAGCTCTGAATGCTAACCCTCTCAATGATTGTCAAAAATGAGGAGGCCACGCTGGCCCACTGCCTCAAAAGCATAAAGGACTGGGTAGATGATATTCAAATCGTTGACACTGGCTCTGCTGACAGCACAATTGATATTGCTCGTTCGTTTGGAGCGAGAGTTTATAGATTTGAATGGTGCGATGATTTCAGCGCTGCAAGAAATTACGCACTGTCTCACTGTCATAGTCCATGGACTATCTGGCTAGATGCCGACGACTTAGTGCTGAATCCGGAAGTCATAGCCCAATCCTGTGAGGCTGCCCGCAAGCGCCGGGTGAACTCCATCTGGTCTACCTATCTCCAGGACGCCACTTGCCAGCAGCGCCGCTTGCAAATCTTCAAAACCAAGGACTACAGTTGGCAAGGTTTTGTCCATGAAAACCCCATCCCCAAGAAGCCAACGCTGGCCCAGCACGATTTTTCGGAGCTCCGAGTTTTACATCGCAAACCCAGGGAACGCGCCCCTGAAGCCGCACAAAAGTATCTAGACATTCTGCTGGCCAAAGACCCTGGCAATTACCTGGGCCTTGCTGAAAGCTATAAATTGCTGGGTGATAAGGTCAATGCCGAAATGTATTACACCAAGGCGGCTTTCCATCCCCAAGTCAATGATGCCACCCGCTATGTAGCGCTATTTAAGGCCGCTCAATTCTGTATGTCCATCGCAGTGGATGAGAAAAGCCCGGAGCTGCTCAAGCAAGCCTCGCAAATGGTGGAGATTGCCCACCGGCTTCAACCCCATCGAGCCGAGGCAATTGTGCTAGCCGGACAACTGGCCGAGGCGCTCAATCTGCCTGAGGTGGCCAGGGAATTCTATCAGGATGCGCTCAAACTGCCCAAGCCTACCAACGAGATTGGTGTATTTTTCCACGATTATTATGGGCCGCTCCCGAAGCAACTGCTGAGCGAGCTCGGACAGTGAGGGTTTAACCGTGAGCAAACGCGAAACAAAGCACCTTCAACCTGCCCAAATCCCCGAAAAAGACAACATGATTAAGCTGGTAGAAGTACTATTAGACGATATCAAAGCAGACCGTATCATCGCATTTTCTTTTGTCGGCATTGGGACAGGGGATGACTACTTTGAGTATGCCATTGCGCCCAAAGGAACCAGGACCACTATGATTGGGGCATTAGGCATAATTCAAAGCAGAATGAGCCTTAATGTGCTCCGTGATCATGATGGCATTTGCAAACAGCAGTGAGGCTTTATGGCCGCAAAGCGGAAAGATCTCCCAGAAGACCCCAGGGACTATTACGTTCACAACCCTTGCTCGCTGGCTGAACTGGCCAAACTCTACAAAGGCCAGAAGGGATGCAGTTTACCCAACCTGAAACTGCGTTGCTCCAGGGAGAAATGGGTCAAGCAGCTCGAAACCTTCGATGCTGAGATCAAAGAGCGGGCTGATGAAATTGTCATTCAGGCCAAGGCGGAGGAAATTGCTTCACAGGCCCATGTGGTGAGCAATATCGTGACGCATATCCTGACCAAGATCGAGAAGTCCCTGCCTGATATGGCCGCTTTCAAAAAGCGTCCGGACCAGAACCCAAACCGCTACTTTGCCATAACGTACAAGGCTTGTCTCGAAAACTTCCTGGAAACACAGAAAGCCAACGCTGCTGGTGGCTCAGGTGGCGATGAATGCGGCTTTATCGGCTTGCCGGGTATAGATGCAGACGCCTTATGAGGAGTTCTGGTCAGCTCAGAAACGATTTCTTGAGTGTGACCCCGATGTCACGCTAGATGTCTGCGTCTACCAAGGCGGCGTGGGCAGCGGCAAAACCTGGATCGGCAGCCTGCTCGGCACAATCCTTTGCTGGAAATACCCTGGCATTCTCGGGCTGGTATTCGCCAAAACCTACCCAATGGTACGCGACACCACGATGCGCACCTACTTCGAGCACTTCAGGGCCTTCAAATATCGAAAAAACCGGGAATATCTGTTTAACAAGGCCGAGAGCCAGCTCACCTTCCCCAAATGGGGCAGCTCCGAGATTATGTTCCGGCATCTGCAAGACCCGGAGAAGATTAAATCCCTCACCGCAGGCTTTGTAGAAGTCGAGGAATGCTCCCAAATCACTGAAGCCGACTTCGACATGACCCTGACAAGGCTCAGGCAGTCCGGCATCAAGCGAAAGCGCTGGTTTGGGCATACAAACCCTCACTCTGCCAAGGGTTGGATTTATGACCGTTTTGAGGCCCCAGAAGCCCGCCAAAATAAAAAAGTGATAGTAGACCCTATCACGATGGAAGAACTCTCAAAGGAGAGCCTTCCAGGGATGGATGGGAAGACTTGGATCTATGACCCAGATGGCAATTTGTTGGAAGTGATGCACTTCCGCCGCGTGATTGCCCCAACCACCGATAACAAAGCGCTCAGCATCTCCTACATTCAATCCCTTCGCCAAAACCTAGACCCCGAGATGTACAAAATCTTTGTGCTCGGCCAGGACGGCGACTATACGGCGGGCCTTGTGAATAGCACTTTCAGCGATCTAAACATACGCGATACCCAATACAAGCGCGATTTAACCGTCTATATCACCTGTGACTTTAACGTTGACCCGATGTGCTGGGCGCTCTGCCATCGTTACAACGGCGAATACCACTTCTTTGATGAAATCGTCATCGAACACACCAGCATTGATCAGTGCGTCGATGAGTTTGTCAGGCGTTACCCAGACCATAGCGCAGGCATCATTATCACGGGCGATGCCAGCGGCAACAACCGGGCCGTAACTGCCAAGAACGAGGCCGGAACCTCTTCAGTCAATGACAAGAAGGGTACAGCATACACTGAGATGCTGAACCGCTTCACTTATCACGATTATCCCAGTCGGGTCCGCGTAGACATCCACAGCCAGAACCCACCTGTAGTTAATCGGGTCACTGCCTGGAACGCGATGGTCTGCAATACAGATGGTGTGCGCCGCGTGTTCGTGAATCCGCGCTGTAAGTGGATTATCTGGAATATGCAGAACCTGAAATACAAAGAGGGCACCGGCATCATCGAGGAGCCCAGCCACGATGAGCTAAAGAAAGACCCAAAAAAGAAGTTCACCAAGCATATTTTCGACGCCGTATCCTACATTGTCGAGAAATACGACCCCATTGTTCTTATCAGTACCAAGCCAAAAGCCCCTGTAGTTGTCCCAAATGCCCTCAGAAAGGCCATGAAACGATGAATGTAAGAGCAAAATTCAGATGTATGGAAATTGTGAATAGAATTGGCCATAAGTCGTATAAGTTTAGCGCGGTCTGTGCAGACGAAGTACCTGAAAATCAAAGATATCATCAGTACACGCCCTCTGGGACATTAGAAATCACCGTTACCAACCCGAAAGTGGATTTTCAGTTAGGCGGCTTCTACTACCTGGATTTTGTAGACGCTAATCCCGTTTTGGCTTCGGACGCGCCATAAGCGATGGCACCACAAATTACCTGCCCTCAATGTCAGGGCCAAATTCAAGGCGTCAATCATCCGCCTTCCATACTAACAGCCTTCAATTGCCAGTGTGGCTATCACGAAACCTGGGTTGACGGTGAAAAGAGAGGTCAGCCGGCCAGTGAGTAGCCAGCACACCACCAGCCTACATACGCCGGTCACGTTAAGCGAGGATGAGCAGAAGAAGCTCATCTCCTATGTTTTGGACTGCGACAAGAAAGGCCGGACAGCCCGCGCCAAGTATGAGGCCGACTGGAAAGACTGCTGGAAAGCATACCATTGCGTCTCTGATCCCATCGTGGATGAGGAGATGGAATGGCAATCCAATCTCTGCTTGCCTTGGGCTTATGACGCCGTGGAAAGCTGGTACGCCTATATGCATTCCAGCCTGATGCCCAAGGACGATGAGATTTTCACCATTAGCGGCATAACCCGGGATGATGATCCGGGCGCTGAGGTTATGGAGCAGTATCTGGAATACCGCTTCACCAAGAACAAATTCCCAGAGCGCCTGGGCAAATCGCTCAAACAGCTTGCCATCTGGAACCATACCTGCATCAAGACGTATTGGCGCAAGGATCAAAAGGTCAGCTATGCCTACGAGCCTTCCAATACGCTTGACCCGCTCACCGGGCAGATTGTCCAAGGTTATCAGTTGAATGCCAACACCAGCACCGACTACAACAACGTTTGCGTTGACGTGGTGGATATGGACAACTTCAGCTTTTACCCAATATATGGCGATTTCGAGAAAACCACCCGCGTCCATACCACCTATCGCTATTATGAAGACCTCATGATGGCCGCAGAAAGCAAGGAAGCGCCTTATTTCAACCTGGAAAAAATTAAGCTCGATGACGAGAAAAAGCCCTATGCGCCGGATGGGACGCCTGTTGCAGAATACCAGGGTAGCGACTGGAGCCTGAACGATACGGAAAAAGACCGGCAAAGCTCTGGCCTGCGTATCCGGGAAGCCTGGATTTACCGTTGCCGGATTGGCGACAAGGTATACAGAAACTATATTGCGACCATTGTGAATGACAAATGGCTCATCCGCTTTGAGCCCAACACGATGCCAGAGGGCAAATCGCCTTTCCTATGGCTTGCGTTTAATCCGGATGGCGACTGCCTATATGGCTATGGCTTGCTTAGCAAGGGCCTGCCCATCCTGAGAGCCGCCAACCGCAAGTTTAATATGCGGCAAGACGAGCTGAACTTAAAACTGTACGGCTCTTATAAATACTGGGATGACCAGGTTTTCAACCCGTATGCAGTCGTGTCGCAACCAGGCGCAATGATCCAAATGGCCAGCGCTGAAAGTTGCGCATCCAACCTGGTGCCATTGAATCCACATTTAGAAACCATAGAGCTGTCCTACGAAGAAGTGGCCTCACTTTTGGTCGAATTTGAGGAAGTGACAGTCCCCAAAGTGGTGAAAGGGATGCTGGAAGCCAGGGATGCCACGGCCACCGAAATCACTGCCACGGATAACAAGGCCAGTGGCAAAATGAACGTGCAAGCGTTTCATATCAATGACCGCCTCTTCCAGCCATTCATTGAGCAGTTTTACCTGCTAACCTACGAAGCGCTGCACAACGATCCCGCCGTCCTGCTCGAAATTGCCAGACTCACCCAGCCGGCAACGTATATGCTCACCACGGATGCGAATGGCAACCCGTTGCCACCAGCCCAGCAGCAAGAAATGCTGTACACAGATCAACAGCTTCTGGCTATGCTGCCCAAGTTTCTCCCGCTCCCTGAAATTGATGTCAAAGTCGTGGCGTATGAGAACTTCCTGCGTAAACAGCAGGTTTTACAGAATCTAGCAGTGCTATTACCCCAGGCCGCCCAAAGCCCAGGGGCAAAATATATCAAGTGGTATAACACCTTGCAGCTAACAGCGCGCCTAATGAGCCTGCCCAAGGATGAAATCATTATGAATGCGGATGAGCGGGATCAAGCAGACCAGCAAGAACAGGCAGCTCAACAGCAACAACAGCAAATGGCGATGGCGCCGGAAATGGCCAAAATGCAGCTTGAATCCTCTAAAGTGCAGTTGGAGGCCACAAAAGAGGCCAACAGGCATCAGGAAGCCATGATCCAGTTCCAGCTCGAAAACGCCAGGCTAAACCTGGACGCCCAAACCGCCGCAGTGGAAGCAATGCTCGGCCAACAGGACATCGAAGCCAAGAAGGAAAAAGCCAATGAGCCTAACCCCAAATCGGCAGCCTAAGCATGCGCTTTCAACCGAAGAAAGCACTCTATTGCTGGCCATCGCAGAATCCATCGCAGGCATAGAAAACTCTGAGGGCTGGAAACATTTTGAGCGGGCCGCTGAGCATCTCATTCAACAGGCAATGCCCAACTATACCAGTTTTACTAGCGAGCAAGCCACTGTTATCGCTTCCAAGATGACCTATATCAATGGCATCAAGGATTGCCTGGCACTCGTTAAAAACAATAAGAAACGCGCCGCCGAATTAAAGGCGCTCAAAACCAAAGAACAACAGTAAACCAAGTTTTAAAAGTCCTGAAGCACCCTGGTTCTGTAGATGCAGGGTTATTTTGGCATGGATTCAGATAACCCTTGAAGGAATTTGTTCGATGACCCTGCAAGACCAAATCAGCGCAATTGGATTGACCGAAACAGCCGACCCGGCAACCACCGAGCCAAGCACTCAAACAACAGAAGTGCCACCCACAGGCGAGCAGCCAGCCCAGGCTACCACAACCCCTGAGCCAGCCGCACCTGAAACCCCGGACCCACTGAAGAAGATTGAGATATTGGAACGTGTGATTGCCGCAGACCCTGCTATGCGGGACCGCTATGTGGCTGAGAAATTGGGGCTGCCCCCAGTTTATCAGCCAGTCCAGCAGCCGCAGTATCAGGTACCGGCTCAATATCAGCAACAGCCACCAGTCCAACAGCCTCAGCAGCCCGAACTGCCCTGGAATGATGAAAATCCCTATGACCCGACTGACGCCAACCACCAAATGGCAATGATGGGTTACATGCTGCAACAGAACCTGGCTCCCTTTGCCCAGTTTGTTCAACAGCAGAAGCAGGAAAATCAGCAATTCCAGCAGCAACAGCAGCAGGCTCGGATATCCGAACTGGAGACGCAAACCCGCAATGAGATGGAGCAACACCTCCCTGGGTTTACCCAGATGGCCGCTGCCCTGGATTCGCGAACCGCAACTCCGGACCAGGAGATGTTGCTGAATTTTGCATACAACAAATTCACTGAAGAGATGCACCGGAGCTACCCGCAAGCACACTGGCATCACCCCAAGGTGCAGCAGGCAGTCATTCAATCCATTGCGCCTACCATCAAATCGCTCGCTGACAAACTGGGTGTCTTAACGCCACCATCTGCAACGCCCGCTCCGCAACCGCTCCCGCCCAAACCGGGAATGTACGTGGAGCCTTCGGCCCCTGTCCCCCAGGTGGCCCGAAACGCGTTTGATGTCGCGTACCAGAAGAAAGACATCACCGGAATGATCAGCGCCATTGGCCGCACACAATAATCATGAGGTGACTTAAATGTCGCAATCATTAAGCTACACTACAGATTTCGGGTCAAAGCAGGAGTCAATCAACGCCATGATTATGGCTTTGGCGGATCGGGACACCAAACTGCTCTCCATGTTCCTCAAGTTGGGCGATCCGGTTGACGCCTTGAAATACGAGTGGGTCGATAAAACCCTGGTCGGCTTCAAGGATAAGCTGAGCGCCGCTCTGGCCAGCACCACGACCACGGTTATCACCGTTTCCAGCGGCACCAACGCACCCAAGCGGTATATCGACGGTCACACCCTGATCCGGATCGATGACGAGGTAATGCTCTGCACCAGCACCATCACCATCGTGACCAACTCCATGCAGATCAACGTGACCCGGGCATCGCTCGGCACGACCGCAGCCACTCACTCCAATGGCTCTCAAGTGTTGCTATACGGCAACCCTCAAGCTGAAGGTTTCAGTGCAGGCCGAGACGATAGCCAAAAAGGCACCAGGCAATTCAACTACACGCAAATCTTTGAGCGTGAATTGAAGCTGTCCGGCTCCTCACAGGCCATCAAGGCGGTAGCGGCTGAACCGCAGTTGGACAAGCAAGCTGCCGATTTGCTGCCTGAACTCCTGAAAGAGTTGCAGATGTCGCTGATCCACGGCCTGCGGTTTGCCAACGATTCCACCGCTTATACCGACCGGAAAATGGGCGGATTCTATCACTGGGCCTTGAACGGTGGCACAAACACCAACGGAAACGCCAGTGTTTTAGGCTTTGGCATGATCGACGATGTGATTGAATCCTACCTAAACAACGGTGGCGATGCCAATAATCTGGCATTGCTGGTGCCTACCCGTCAACAGCGCAAGCTGAATGATCTGAAAGAGGCCCGCATTATCAACGGTGGCCAAAGCCAAAGCGAAAACAACCTCAACAACTTTGTGGAGACTTACGATTTTGGCTCCAGAGCCAAGGTTCAGGTCATCCTATGCACCGACTTGGCCGACAACGAAGTGTATTTCTTCGACCGAACCCGAGTTGAGGTACGCCCTCTGGGTAATGAATATACCAGTAGGGCATTTGGCCGAAAACCGTTACCAGAGGACGGCGACTTCAAACGGGAGATGATCCTGGGCGAATACACCGCTGTTTTCCGGAACGTGCGGGAAACCTTGTTCCGTTACTACAACTTAGCCGTATAGGAGGGCGAACGCATGAGCAACACACCACGCGTTTATAAAAACCTCAAGCGCATCACTCTCACTTTTTCGGCTATTGCGGGTACTACAGCCACCCAATTGCTGGCTGATTCAAACGGAAATACCCGTTTTGACATCAGTGACGTGAACTGGCAGCGCATTGTAATGCACGGGTCGTTGGATAGCATCTCTGCGACTTCCACGACCTCCATCACATTCTCGCTACTCACCAGTAACGTACCCAGCAATACTGGAAGCACGGGCGATCTGGCCGCAGTGAAAGCAGATGGTTCTACCGCCTTCCAGGTGAATAAAACCTCGGCCGCCACCCCGGCATTCGGCACCTCAACTGGCAAAGTTGCTTCAACTGGGGCAGCAGCCAGCAATGTCGGCTCGCATATCAGCATCCTGGCCACGCTGGATTCCTCGGTCACGTCGGCATCCGGAAGCGTAACCTTGTATATCGAAGGCCAGTAGGCACCTCAACAGCACAGTAACTAAATGTTCCACTGGGAAGGGCTTTGGCTCTTCCCAGTGTCATTTCAAAGGAGACACAATGGAAGATTTGACCAAACAAGAACTCCAAGAACTGGAACAGGAAGCGCCCGCCAAGGTTGCCGAGCCTACACCACAGGAAGAAAAAGCGGCTGAACAGGCCGTCGAAAAGGCCAATTTGGAAGCGGCTCAATCGGAAGCACCAGAAGTACACCAGGATACAAAAAATCAGGAAATTGTACCTCAACCCGATGCAGTTACTCAGACCATCGAGCTGGCCATGAATTCCAGAATCTCCCTGGAAACCTTGCGCCGCCGGCAAAACTTGCTGTACCGCGAAATCAAGAAATATCTTCAGCTCCGTAACGACATTCGCGTGCTGGTCGAGCTGGATCAAGCATTCGCAGGCGAAGGAATCTAATGAATTTCCTAGAAATATACAACGAACTGGCTGACGAGCTGGATGAGGATCTCCAGGAAACGATTTTTAACGCTGACCTGACCCAATTGACCCAGACCGTCCGCCGGCGCAGGAATAGCATAAATCTCGCCTACAACATGATCCTGCTGGCCATGAACCGCAAGAACGAGTTCCGGGAAACCATTACCTCATTCCAGACGGCTCAGGGCACTGAAACCTATGACATTCCAGCCGGCATCCTTAACGTAGATGAGCTGATTGTCAGCACCGATCCTCCGCTACCCATTGTTGCTTGGCCCCAATACGATCGATACAAAGCCGATACTTTGCTGATAACGGTCTCCGGCAATCCTACGATGGCCACCATATACAAGCGGCAAATATACCTCTACCCCACGCCTGACAGCTCATATACAGTGACGGTTAAGGGCCATGTCTCCCTTTCGGACCTAAATCTGGATATCGATATCCCATCACTACTACCGGCTGATTTTCACCGGGTGATACGCGAGTTCGCTCTTTACTTCGAGCTGGATTACCAGGGGGAAGCCAGGGCAGGCAGTCTGTCCGTCAGTGAAAACGGCAGTCTGAGCGCCGTGGGAGGGCAAGCGGCACGGGCCGTGAATCTGTTCCGGGTGGCCAAAATGAATGCCAGGGATCACTTTATGGAGCCGCCCAGGATGATGAGCATCCAGGAAAAACGCCGGTCTGACTGGTTGCGCCGGGTGGTGAAAGGCTAATGGCAGTAAGGACATATACCAATTTCTCCGGGGGGCTCAATACGTTTGAAGGCGCTTTCGCCAGCCCCATCATACTAGATCAGGGCGCAACCGAAGCCCTTGCCTATGCCGAAGATTCCCAGAATTGGAATATGAGCGAGGCGGGGCTGCAAGGGGAGCCTGGGTATGTGGCCATCCTAGCCAGCGCTGTAAGTGGTACACCTGTTATCACCGGGGAATGGGATTTCAACGGGACACACATCATGTGCGCCGGCACCAAGGTCTACACCGTAGATGGAACCACTGCCACCGAAATTTACCCAGCCGGTGGCGGGGGCTCAGCTCAAACCGTAGGCGCATTCTACCAGTTTACTGAGTATGACGATGGTTCTGGAAATCGGATAGTTGTTCTCTGCAATGGCGTTGATAAGCCTCTGATTTATAACGGTACAACCTGCGTCCAGATGTCAGCCACAGATCCCAGCACAATCTGGAACGATGCCAGACCATCATTTAGCTGGCCGTGGCGGGGAAGTCTCTTGTTTGGAGGTGACCCAACACATCCCTATCGTATCTACAAGCCACGCCCAGGAACATACAATAATTTTGATAACACACTTGGCACGGTAGATGCCTTTGATGTGGATTCCGGATTCGGTGGAAAAGTTACAGGCATAAGAGATTTCTCTAATAACTTCCTGGTCATCTATAAAGAGCGGGCCATTCGACGCCTCTCTGGCTCACAACCCTTTGGAGCCACCACGGATCCCTATTCCCTGCTTTCACTGACCAGTGCGTATGGCTGCGTAGCTCCCCGCACTTTGGTTGGAAATGATTTGAATCACTTTTTCCTGTCTGAAGAGGGTTACAAAGCCTTATACCCAACCCTGACATACGGTGACGCCGATCCATCCGATCCCACTTATAAAATCCAGGACTTAGTGAATGGTTGGAACTGGTCAGCCATTTCAAATGCTTGCGCTGTATACGATAAAACCAACAAGAAAATCTGGTTATCCGTCCCTAATGGCGCATCCAGCACCAATAACAAGATATATCACTATAAACTCGTTACCAAGGGCCTCGATCCACGGGGAGATGGTGATATCAAAGCCGCTTGCCTGGCTTATGTTAATCGTGGCGTTAATCACGGCGATTATGGTGGCCAGATTTACAGACATGGAAGCGTAAACAACTATAACGGCACCATCATTTCCCGGCTTTGGACGAGCAAAATCATCGTTCACGGCAGCCTGGGCCAACTTAAAAAATATACCGACCTGGTACTTTTTGCGGATGCCAACGCCGGCGGCGATATCGTTGTCCAGTGGCAGATTTTGAAAATCGATATGTTCAAAACAGGGAGCGCTACCCAGCAAATTAGCGATGGCTCCAACGCTTTTGATGTGGCCAAGTGGGATCAGGCGCTTTGGGCTACCGGCAACCAGAAGATTCTCCGCATTAACAACCTGGGCAAGGGTCACGCCATTGTCCTGAAGTTTATCAATGCCAGCGATTCCCAGCTTCCGAAAATCCGGATGGTGGAGCTTTGGTATGACACAGCAGGTAACGTGAATGGATAGGACAGTTGAGCTTTTAGACGTTAATAATCCTGAACATGCAGGCTTTGTCTATGACTTAGGCATCGTTTGCAAAGAAGACCTCCTGGATGATTATGCTAATGACATCATTTTACTGATCGCAGAATGCCAAAGGCAGATTGCCGCTGGCACCACCAAGGCTTTTCTTTGCCGGGTGGATGGGCATATGGCGGGCATCGTCTGGGTGGACCTCGACCCCAAAGGCATTGGATACCTTCACGCTGGTCTAATGCCGAAATTTCGGAAAGGCTTCACCGCTCTGCACTTCTTACGCCTGTTTATCGAGTTTTGCTTCAACACACTGGGCCTGCGAAAGCTAGAAATGTACCTACCTCCCCGAAATTACCGGGCAGAGAAGCTAGTCAGACGCATTGGATTCAAAAAAGAGGGATTCCGGAAAGAAGCAACCCTTCTAAACGGAAAACCTCTGCATCACGTTGTTTTGGCCCTAACCCATAACCAATACAAGGTGCTAAACCGATGAGTGGAAATAACAACAGCAATCCAGCAGCAAGCCTGGCACCGCCAAAGACACCGACCCCACAGAACGAATACGCCTATAACAACGGCGTTTTAGCCTCAAGCCGGGTGTACGACCCAAAGCAAAATGGGTATGTGGATAATACTTTCCTGACTCCTGGCCAGCAACAAATGCAGACGACGGCCACCAGTGGGTTAAATAACGTACTCACTCAGACCGGCCAAGCTGCAAATATGAGTCCGGATGCCCTACAAAAAGGGGTCGATGCGTATACTGCACCTCAATACGCCGCACTGGACAGAGCCTACAACCAAGCGCTAGGGCAATCCCAGAATGATGCCGCTTCCAATGGGATGACCAATTCGGTCGGCTTTAATAAATACCTGGGTGATGTATTGGATCGCAACAAAGCCCAGGGCTATGCCGACATTGCAGCCGGTGGCGAGCAAATGCGCTACCAGTTGCCGAATATGGCACTTCAACCTCTAGCAAACGCCTCCAATATATACAATGGCGCTTTGAATGGCGAGCAACTTGTTCAACAAAACAATTTAGCACCTTCATTCTCTGGCTCCCAGGCGGCCAATAATTTCGCGCTAGGGAACTACCAAAACCAGCTCAATAGTTTTAACAGCAGCTTGGGGGGCAATCTAAACCGACAAACCGGAGGCGCAAGCGGTTTCCTCGCGAGCTGGCTGCAACCAGGCGCAAATCCCTTCCTGCATTTTTAAGGAGATTTTCATATGGGCGCAAACCCTCTTTTTACGTTGGGAGCGACTTATACCGCTGGAGCTGGAGCCGGAGAAGGTGCAGGTCTTGCAGCCGCAGCAGCAAACCCATATGTAGATGCCGCCGCTCTTGCCGCCGCAGCCGCCGCTTACGGATTCAGTCCCAGCGTCCGGAATATGGTTAATCCCTGGATTAAAAAGGGATACGAGTCTATTACCAACCCTTTTCAACACCTAGGCGATGGTAGCTCGAAAGACAAATTTGGGAATATCCTCCGAGGTACAGCAACCGGAGGCAGCCCAGGTTTTTTAAATGGGCTGGATGGCACGCTAGACCCTACCAACTCTCAAAACGGCTTTATGAAAAACCTTCTGGGCCAAGCAAAAGATTCCACACAACAGCAGCAGCAAAACAAAAACCCCTTCAATTCGCAAAGTAACTCATATGGTGAGCCAATTCCACCGCATCAATCCCCGATAGCCAATCTACCCTCATGGGCCCCCAATCCGGATGTGTCTTTTTACCAGTCGCCAATGATGCCACAAAGGAGCTTTTACTGATGCCAGGATTCAACTCCCCTGCACCCGTAGGCAACCCAGGGCCTAATGCTTTCACCAGTAATGGCAATCCCTTTGGTTATCCGGAATATGGGACGCTGCAAAAAGTAGGCACTGCCCTAGGTGTCCCCATGATCACCGATATGTACAACGCCCAGATTGCCAATGCCGCCGCTAAACAGGCAGCGTACGAAGAGCAACAGCGCCAACAGCAGGCCGCGACTTTCTTTTCTCAGTATGCAGATGTCCCCAAGGACAAGTTTGGCAGAACCTACTTAACCCCAGAACAACTGACCAATGCATTGCCTTACCAGGCAAATAAGGATTTTGGTTCGGCTCAAGGGCAGCTCAATCAGGGACAGCTTCCGACCAATTACGGCATAGCACCAGCCACCCAGGTTCAGCAGCAAGGTCAACAAATCAATACCCGTCAGGGCGTTGTATCCGATACAGGCGCAACAATGGGATATTTACCAAATTACGCAACTGGCAGCAAGCCCGGATTCTATGGCGGCCAGATTGGTCAAGGCGTAACACAGCAAATGAATCCACCTAACAAAGATGGTAAATACAGCATTCCCACGCTTGATCCTGGGACCGATGGACAACAGACATTAGCCGCAGGCGTTGGCCAAGCAGATTGGGGTAATCAAAGCCCATTCACAATGGGTGTACCCAGCATTCCTGAATTGACCACGGCACGGAATAATGAGCAGCAGAATGCCAATACCCTGTTTGGTCATCAGGTCACCAATGCGCATTATGGTCGGTCAGATGCCAATGACCAGACCAAGGCCAATGCCGATATGCTGCGTGCTCAAAAGTATCAGGTATTCCCGCCAAGTGGCCCAGCCCCTAACCTGGAATCTTTATACCAAAGTGGCCAAATTACCAAGCAGGAATATCTATCTGCCAAGCATCCTGGTGGAGGGACACAAATACCCACGCTGACTCAGCAAGCCTACTTGATGAAACTCCACAATGACGCCATGCCATCCAATGGAATCTTTGGTATCGGCGCACATCCAGCCAATCCCCAAGCCATTGCCCAATACAACAGCTATGCCCAGAAGTATGGCGTTCAACCCATCACTCTTCCACCTCAACCTACCTCGCTTCCTTTTGGCGGTCAAGCACCGGCCAACCTGAAAAATAGTGGCTTTGCAAAATGGAAGGCCGGTAAAAAGTAATGGTCGAAGCATTACAGGGACAGGCCGGATTTCAAGAGCTTCGGTCTGATCCCGCTTTTATGTCGGCACCGATTCCAGAACAGGTGCAATACCTGCGTGAGGAATACCTGCCAAAGAAAGATCCAGCCTTTGCCCAGGCACCCAAGGCAGAGCAGGAGCAATATATCCATGAGGCCGTTTTGCCTCAGATTCAAGGCATTGCCAAAGCCCAAGGCCCGGCACCTGCAAACCAGGATTGGTTTCAAAACACCCCATTGGCCAGCTTTTTTAAGACCTACCCAGCAGAAACACCGGCGCAAACCGAAGCCAGAACCCAGCAGGCCAATCAACCAATCTCAGGCGGCCTGGATGGTATGTGGGCATCCAGTAACCCGACCCAAATGCAAGAAGGGTCCAGAATCGGGCTTTCCAATCAACTCAAGGGTTTAACGCTTGGGTATGTGGACCCATTCAAACCTAGCCAGCCATTAAACCAAACTGGGCAGACCTTGGCAGGAGCTAATCAGCTTGCTGGAACGCTTCCTCTTTGGGAATTGGGAGCCGCTGGCGTCGATAAAGGACTAACAGCCGCGGGACGTCAGGTCTTACCTTACACTACCGAAATCGCTCAAGCCGCTGGAGCATCCCGCTATTCTCGTCCAGTCATGAATGCTTTAACCCAGTTACAGGGACCAGCCATGTGGGCAAGAATGGTGAGATCTTCTGTACCACTTACAGGAATAGGTGCACTGGAAAGCCAACCAGGGCATCAACTGGACTTAGGCAGTCGAGCGCAAGCCGCTGGTACTGGGTTTTTGAGCGGACTGCTTTTTCCACCGCTGGAAGATGCGGGGGCAGCCCTTTTAAAAGGCGGCGTCAAGGTAGTTCAGAACATATTCCAGCAGAACCAGGCACCCATTAAAATCGCCCAGGACTCCGCTTCTCAATACTTACAGCAATTGATCAATTCCGGCATGTCGCAAGGCCGCATTAAGTATGAGATGCGCAAATTTAAAAACGCCATTCCCACTGCGCAATTGCAGGCCGACCTTGACCAACTGGTGCATGACATTTACTCAGGCAGCATCAATAAATCCCATGTTTCCGAAGTGGATGCCAATAAGCTGGGAGCCCATTTAAAGCAGGTCCAACAAGCCATCAAAACCGGCCAGGAATTAAAACCTTCCGACAAATCCAACATTACCGGCACGATCAAAAGCATCCGCACCAAAGACGCCATGAAGCAAAAAGTGGATGCCAGACGGCTCCAGGTGGCCAACGAAAATCACGAATCGTTTGGACCCAGCGCCCGGCAAGATTATGAGGCTCAGGCAGCCGTTCAAAGATTCAAAGAACGTCAAGCCCGTCAGCAAATAGCGGATGAAAATCATGAGGCGTTCGGGCCCGATTGGCAACAGGATAAAGCCGCCCAGGATATCGTATTAAATGCGAAAGTAAAAAAGGCGCGTCAGGCCATTGCCAACGAGAACCATGAATCATTCAGCCCGAGCACCCTACAACATGTGCAGGCCAAGAAGGCCGCCAAGGGTGAATTACCTACAAAATCTGTAACAGTGAATAAAGAAGAAACTACCTCGCAACCTGAACCCGTAAAGGCACCTCAAAAACCGCTAACCGGCACCGTAAAGGAAATGGTCAGCCAGGCCGAGAAAGCCGCAGGATTACCCCAGGGCGCTGGCAGTCTGACCGTCGGACAGCTTGAAAAACAAATGGGCCAACCGCTCACCCAGGAGCAAAAAGACGCCCATGCTAATTTGCGCGAAGTGGCCAAAACAGAGCCCGATCCAGATAAGCCCATTGCTCGGCAAATGCCAGTCAATGAGGAAAAGCAGCTTTTGCATGGTGAGGTAAAAGAGGCCATTCCTACTGAAAAGCAGCCGGTTGCAGAGAAAATAAATACCGCCCTGGAAAGCGGCAAGAAAATAAAATGGGAAGTGGCCGCAGAACGCTCGGGTCGTTCCAATGAAGCCGCCCATGTGACCGCTACCGGCAACGTGAAAATAACCCCTACTGAATTTACACCCACCCATTGGTCAAAATCCAATAGCGGGGAAGTCTTTATCCACGGCTATAATCAGCGTGGTCATGTCACCATGCACCCCATTGAAGATGTACACAAAGTTGTGAAAACTGATGCCGGTAATGGCTTTCAAGGCACCGTTTCCAACCGCGTTTTAGGCCAAAGAGATTATTTAGTTTCAGATATTCTTAATCGCGGCCCAAGGTCTGAAAGTGGTGCTATTAAAACTTCTGAGGCTATCCAATTATTAACTGAAATTAAAGATGTCTATAAGCCCGAGAATTTTAATAAATTTTCCAAGCCCATCCGTGATAAACTGAATGCTATCCGCAAAAAAGGCCGCATTGATAAACTCGATTTAGCAGTGTTGGCTAAGGCATTGGAAAATAAAAAGGCAGAATTAGAAGAGTTTTGTAAGATTGTAGGTATTCATGGCTAAAGCAGCACAAAATCCCTGCACGGGAAAAACTGTCGTGAGCGCGTTTGCGGCGATTATGGAAGCCAAAGGAATCAAACTTCATGACGTGGGAAATATGGAAATTATGGGGGTCGATGGGCAAGCCCAGTACAACCTGACTGCCACTCGAATCGGCAAAGAACTGCATGATTCTTCCCCGGTAGATGAACATGAAAAAGCCGCCATTGAAGACCACGGCAATAAATTAAACGTTAATATTATTCAAAAGGTTTTAATTGATCAGCGTCATCCATCCGGCGTTTTAGGCGAAGATTTCGTAAAACCTGTACTGGATTTCAGTCGGAATTTTCATGCCACCCACTGGAAAAATCTGAGCGCTGCACGAAAAGAATACACCAAAGGCATGCGCAAAGTATTGGACAGCCTAGACACTTCCGGTTTTAACCTCACGCAAAAAGGCTACTTTGCCGAATGGTCCAATGAGCTCATGGCAGGTGGCGATCTCTACCCAAAATCAAACGGCAAAACTGGCCTAGGCGATATGGTTGGTAATTTTGTAGAAAACTCAATCCATTCATCCTGGCACGTTTTAGGCGGCCACTTTATTTCCAGCTCACTGAAATTGGCCTCTCTCTATCCGGATACCGCCCTGCCTGCCATTCTTAAAACTGTCAGCAAAAACCCGTTCCGTGAATTGCCCGAACTCGCCGAGCTGGGCCTGTATGGCCGAAAATCGTTGGAAGAGCATCCTCAAAGCGGGATTATGAAAAAATGGGATGGCCTAGTTAAATATATCGATACCCCGGTGGCCAACGCATTTTATTTTGCCGGTGAAGCCCGAGGAGGAACAGAAGAAGGTTTGAAAGCCGCCCAGGTTGGCGCTTTTAAATTCAGGATCAATGACACCCCTCGTCAGCTTTGGACACCCGAGAGCCGGACTCAAGTCCGCTTCCTGAATTGGACCATTAACAGTTCCAGACTGTATGCTTCCCTCTGGGCCAATCCGTTTATGAGAGGCAAAACGACTACACAACGCGCTGCCTCCCTAGCCTCTCTTACGGCGTTCCATGTACTGCCTTTCATGATTGGCGGTGCGGCAGCGGCCAGTCAGGGTAAAGATTTTGTTTGGGGTGGTGTAGATGCTTCCATTCCTGGCCCACTCAGAGCAGCCATTGGAATGGTGGATCCTGAGCTGGGTGATTCCCTCGAGCAAAATAAAACTGGGATGAGTGAACTGCTCGCCATCCGGGATATCACCGGCATTGGCATCGCCACGGATGCTTTCAATCAGCAGGAATTTGTTAAAGTACCAAAGGCCCTCCACGATGCCAGTAAATATTTCCATTCTGGTGATCCTGGCGCCGGATTTCTGGAACTCGGCTCAGCCGGTTTACACTTATCCCAAGCCGCCAAATTGCCAGGACCCCTTGGCATTATTAACGATGGCAACACGGTGAAAACCTACGATATCATCAAAAAGCAGATTGAAGGGACCAACACTGAGGAATTCGGTGAGGAGATGATGCATTTCATATTCCCCTGGTCCAAATAAGCGTACTACCCAATCATCTTACAAAACCTTCTTGGCCCTGAATAACAATCTCGGGGCTTTTTTATTGCCTCAATAAAGGAGAAATCAGCGATGCGTCACCTGATGCAGCGTATTCTTGCGCTGATACTTTTGTTTATATTTCCTTTAATATCATTCGCTGCCAGTGACGATATTGCACGCCTATATAATTTTTCAGCCGGCACTACCATCCAGTCATCGCAGGTCAATGCTGAACTGAATCAGCAAGTAAATACGATGAACACCAAGGCTGGACGCGGTGTGAACAACACCATGACCGGCAACAATACCTTCTCCGGCACCAATACATTCACCAACACGGCCACTTTCAGCAATGGCTTACTATCAGACAGTATTAGCGAATTTACCAGCGGCAATGGGGTGACAGTAGGCAGTGTCCTACTAAAAAGCGGTTATATACGCCCAACCCTATCCAGCGACCCGACAACGGTCGAAGGCAACGTCTGGTATAACAGTACCAGCCACGCCCTAAAATTTTATGACGGCACCAATACACAGACGGTAGCCACCGTTGCGCTAACTCCCATCCTGCAAAGCTACCTGGGCGGATTAACGCTTTCCAATGATGGCACAAACCCCACTACCGACATTGATATAGCCGCAGGCATCTCCGCTGATTCAACCGGCGTTGATTATATGAAACTGTCCTCCGCTTTAGTGAAGCGAGTTTCAACTTCCTGGACCGTTGGAACAGGACAAGGCTGCCTGGATACCGGCTCCATTCCCACCAGCGGCACCGTTCATATTTTTGAAATCAAGCGCACTGATACCAGTGTTGTTGATATTCTTTGCTCAGTGAGTGCCTCCAGCCCGACGATGCCAAGCGGCTACACCGAAAAGCGTCGCATTGGTTCCATTATGACCGATGGATCAGCCCATATCATTAGTTTTTTACAGCGCGGCGATGATTTTTATTGGCTCGATCCGGTTCTGGACATCAATGCCACTGATGCCACAACTGCCGCCACCCGGACAATCTCCGTACCAAGCGGCATCAATGTTAAGGCTTACTTGGATGTATTCACGCTCAACGGCTCAGGAGGCATTTCAGGCACATATTTTTCCAGCCCAAACGTAAACGATGACTCCACAAGTTTAAGCGCTAACGTAATCCCCAGTGTAGGCTTTGACAACGGCACTGGCAATCGCTCCGCAGGAGGCCAGGTATCAGTTTGGACCAATACTAGCGCCCAAATTCGCACTCGTTCCGTTGCCAGCTTAACTTTACGGGTTTCGACCTTGGGTTGGTTAGATAGAAGAGGGAGGGATTCCTGATATGCCGTACATTGACCGCGACCAGGCTGGAAAAATTTCAGGTGCATATACACTCCAACAGCACAACGGACAAGAATTCATTAATGAAACCGATCCAGCCTACCTTGAATTCACCACTTCTTTACCTTCTCTGCATGACCGCTTAAAAGCTATTCTGTTGACCCTTCCTACGGAAACGGAAGCCGCCTTTGGGCAAGTGGCTGCCGCAGTAGATTTGGCCATTGAGAATGGCCGTCCGGATGTGGCCCGGTTGGAATTACAGGCGTTAACCCTGCCCTCCGAATTAGAGCCGGTTCGGGCACAAATGATACAGGAGATTGACCGTGGCTGAAGAGAACACCGTCCTCATCCTGCTGGGTGAGGTCAAAGGCAAGCTGGATTCATTCATCTTAAGCCACAGCACCCTGAATAAGCGTGTGGATGAACATGACCACCGACTTATCAAAATAGAACACAAGCTGGCTTGGATACTGGGGGCATCTGGTGGAATTTCCCTATTGGTGGGCTATTTTTTGAGATTTTTCCATTAACTCAAGAAGCGTAGGAGTTTTGAACAATGAAAAAATATTTAGCCGCTCTTATTGCGGTTTTTTTATGCACTGGCACCGTTTTGGCAAAAGTACTCAACCTTTCCTGCCCAACCAATAGCACAACCTGCACAGTAATCAGCGGTCTCAGCACCAAAGGGATTAGCATCACCCAACTTCTGTTTTCCTTATCCACCTCTGACCAAATCACCTTAAACTGCGGGGGAAACGCTATCCTGGGGCCTATCTATTTCGGGGCTTCTTCAGGGCTCTTGCAAAACGTCAAGATTCAAAATCGGGTTGATGAAATGGTTTGCGGCCCCAATAACGATTTAACAATCACCAAAGGGACTTCAACCACGCCAGTGACTATCTGGCTTGACTACGACCAGTAAAGCGAACAAGGAGCCTCACCGTGAAGCAATTTACCCTGTTTATACTGCTGGGATTCTTTGCAACCCAAATCTATGGTGATTTTTTTGGCGTATTCACTTCTGGGGGCGGTGGGACCTCGACCTATTCCTTGGATTTTTCCGATCAAAATAACAGCTTTTATTTAGCCATTTAAAGGGTTTCAGCCAAATGAATAAGATGCTCCACCTAATGGCCGCATTGCTCGCGGCTACCTTTATGCTGTCACCAGCTTTAGCAGCCAATCTACAGGTTAAAGACGGAACCGGAAGCGGTGTGTATATGGGCGCGTCCGGAAGTGGCACTAACCTTGATCCGTACATTCCTTCTCATGCCGCAGTCCAGTCAGGTACTTGGACCGTTCAGCCCGGCAATACTGCCAACACCACTGCATGGAAAGTGGATGGATCAGCAGTCACCCAACCTGTCAGCGCCAGTTCATTGCCTCTGCCCACAGGAGCATCTACCGCCGCCAAGCAACCTGCACTGGGGACCGCTGGTTCTGCCAGTACGGACGTAATTACCGTTCAAGGCATTACATCTATGACGCCATTGAAAGTGGATGGCTCAGGGGTAACTCAGCCGGTTTCTGGGACTGTCACCGTTCAGCAATCGACCGCATCCAGCTTGAAAGTGGATTTATCAGGTACAGCAGCCAATGCCACCGCGATCAAAGTAGATAACTCTGCTGTCACCCAGCCCGTTTCTGGAACTGTGACTGTTCAACAATCAACAGCAAGCAACCTCAAGGTTGATTTGTCCGGCACCGCCGCAAACTCGACCGCCATTAAAATCAGTGCCGCTCCAGCCACATCCGGCGGTTTGAGCATTTACCGGAACATCAGCCTGGTGGCCACGGGAGTAAACATTAAAGCCAGCGCCGGACAGGTATATGGCCTGATGATTTATAACGGCGCAACCTCGACGCGCTTTGTAAAGCTCTACAACAAAGCCACAGCACCCACAGTCGGAACGGATACCCCCATATTGACTTTACCCATTCCATCCGGCGCTTCCGTGGCTGTGGATTACTCTTCCGGTATCGCATTTGGGACAGGTATTGGCATCGGTGCGACTCAATTAGTCGGTGATTCTGACACCACGGCACCGGCATCCAACGAGGTAGTCGTGAATGTCCTCTATAACTAGTCTTCTGTCCGGGCTGCTTACAGCCCTTTTTATTTGGCTGTCAATTCTTTTCCCGGCCTATTCGGCACAGCAGGTCTACAAATCCACCAATAGCGCCGCTGGCACGTTTGGGAATGGCTTACTGCTGAAACCTTCCCTGGTCAGCGGGTTATCGCTAGACCTAGAAAGCGACCTGGGCATCACCACCGTTTCCGGCAAGGTTTCCACATGGGCGGATCAGTCAGGGAACAGCAGAAACTTTACCCAAAGCACTTCAACGGCTCGACCGGTTTATACCAGCTCGGGCGGCCCGAACAATAAGCCGTATATCAGTGGCAATGGCTCAACCAACTGGCTGAACAGCACTTGGACGCCAGGAAGCGCGGGCACCGTGATCATGGTGGCCAGGAATACCCGCTCCAATTTGACCAGCCCCACCGGCCAGATTGATTCGCTTTTATCGGCTTCGGACACCTCATTTAACGGTCTAAGGCTGGAATCCTTCAACTATTTCAACTCGACTACCCAGCGATATGTGGCAGGTTCAGCCGCAACAGGGACCGTCATCCCATACAAGAACGGCTTCCAGATTGGCGGGCTGTTCAGCTCGACTTACCTGGCTTACAACAACTGGGACATTATCACCCTGACCTGGACCGGCGTCACCGCCAACATGGGCGCGGCGCGATTGCTGGCCAACGCGGATGGAAGTCTCTTTGCCGACAACGATATTGTGGCCGTCCTGGCCTACAATTCCGTTCTTTCCGCTTCCGATCAGGCGCTGGCTGAAAGTTATTTAAGCTGGAAGTACAAGCTTCAGCACATCAGCACGTCCAACAAGGTCATTATTACGAGCGGGGACTCTCTTACCCGTGGGTATGGCTTGGATGTAGATGGCTCTTACCCTTACCAGTTGTATGGCTTGTTGGGCTCAAACAGCGGTTATTTTATGTACAACGAGGGTGTGGATGGATCCACCTTGCTGGATACCGATTCTCGTGCCGCTGCCGCTGGAGGCATCGACACCCTGACCTTTGGTGGGAATGGGCTGCATGCTCGCCCCATCGTATACCTGGTCCTTTGGGCAGGCACCAATGACATTTATGTGAACGGGGATACGGCAGCCACCGCTTATTCTCGACTGGCGACCAATGTCACCAACCGAAAAGCAACCGGGAAGTACGACAAAATCATTGTCGTGAACTGTATCCCCAGAGGTTCCAGCACGACTGGGTGGAGTGACTATAACACCCAAATTTCCACCAACTGGTCCACGTTGCAAGCTGATGGCGCGGATATTCTGGTGGATGTCACAACAGATACCGCTTTTGACCAGGGAACGGACCCAAGTAATACCACCTACTATCAAGCAGACCTTACACATTTGACCAATGCAGGCGAGGCAAAGATTGCAGCGCTTGTTAAAACCGCAATTCTGGCAGTGGGAGGTTAACGGATGATTCAACCAGTCACTTTGGACTCCCTCCACTTTATTGAAGGGGTTGAGGGCGTTCGCCTTAAAGCCTATTGGGACAGCAAGGGAAAAGTTTGGACCATTGGTCCAGGAATGACCATGATTTATGGCCGCCCTGTTCGGCCAACGGATGTTTTAACCACTGAGCAAAACGATCAGCTATTTCGTTCCCTCACCCAGTATTACCTAGACCACGTTTTAGCGGTCATCAAGCCGGAAATTCGGGCCAAACTGACCCAAAACCAGATCACCGCTTTATTGTCCCTGGCTTGGAATATTGGCCTGGGAGGCGGCAAAGTACCGGGCTTTACCAATTCGTTAGTGCTTCAGAAGCTTAACGCCGGAGATTTCAAAGACGCGGCTGACGCATTTATGAACTGGACTCGCTCTGGGGATGATCCAACCTTACTCAAAGAGCGCAGAGACAAAGAAAGGAGCCTGTTTTTATCATGCACGCCCTCATAAGCATGCCCCTTCTAATCCTAACAGTTGTGACCTGGGCTGGCACCAAAGCTATACCTGCTTGGTGGCAACACCATGTGGTCAAGCGTCAGACCCAAGTCCAGCAGGCCAGCAACCTTTGCGAGCAGCACAACGATTGTGATGCCCAAAAGATACAAGCTTTGCAAGGCATGAAGCCAGTGGTCACACTGAAAACCTCTCCAGTAAAGGAGGCCCAATGATTGTCGCTACCGAGGAAAAGTTTGAGATGCCCGCCATTCAAGGCATCGTGGGCAAAAATAGAAACTATCGCCTCACGGATGACTACCGGTTCGAGTGGGTAGAAAAGGGTAAACGATATGCCCGAACCGTCTACAAGATGGATCAAGGCACCAAGTCAGAAACAGAAACTGATTTGGCCTCCACGCCCGACGAAGGGCCTTTGGGCGCAATCGCTGGAACAGTTGGGATCAGTTGCGCCGGCCCTTCAGATGGCGGTGCAGTGGTCCACGATAATGGATATGAGCGCCACGGCGACTTTAAACAAGGTGAATTCCAGGTTCTGGTAGGAGAGGAGTGGGTGGATTGCACCGAACCATTCCCCAGACTCCGGTGTGACCTACTCTTTTTCAAGATGATCCGTCTAGGTGGTATGCCTTTAAGAAAAGCGTTGACTGAGTTTGTCTCTTTGCGCGTCGGTGGCGTTAAGGGTATCAGTCGAAAAGGCGGCCTGAAATGGTTCTTTAGCTAACCCCACTACACACACCAACTGATATAATTCCACACGGTAAACCCCCGCTATTCAGGCGGGGTCTTTTTTTTGTCCAAAAACGCGTTGATTTATGACCCATAAATCCAAAAAGGCAAGCCCAAAATAAAGGCCCAGCAAGGCTCCTGAAAAACCAGCCCCGCACTCTGATCACCCTGAAAACGAGCGTTCATAATCAAAATTATCGGACGTTAACCTGAAAACGCCCTGATAGCTTGAAAGCTTTTTGCAGGACATTGCATTTTTTATAAAATCTGATGGAAAAATGGCCTTGTTTGCGTTTTCTCATATTCGGCACCAATTAAAAAAATTAATTTTTTGCTATGGCAATAATTCAGTTTGTGCTAAATTAATGCCATACGTTAATTCACAGGTGAACCGCGTGGAAGAAAAACGTAAAAGAGGACGCCCGAAAGGGTCGACTCAATATCCAGGTGAACGCAAAAAGAATGGCGGACCAAGAATGACCCCGACCGCTCAGGCTTTTATAAAGGCCAACAAGCAGCTGATCGAGGACATGGCCCGAAAGCCTCATCATGTGCAATGGAAAATGTTTTAACTACCATAATCCACCGCAACCAGACGCCCTTCCAAAAAACCAAAGCTATCGGCCTTATGTTCCACCGGAACCCAGAAATCACCTTTCTGGAATTGCTTATACTGCCGATTGGAAATCGGAACTCCGCTCACATGCGCTCTTTTCATCACATTCAGAAAGCCACCAGGCACATGAAAAATGACGGGGCAAAGCCGTGGATCCTTAGTTGCTGAAAACTGGGCCTCTTGCATGTTGGCAAGCAATCCGTTCAAAAATGCAATCCAACCTGTGTACTCGTAGTTTCCAAACTTCAGATAGGGTACCTTGATAGCCCAGGAACCAACCAAAAGCACATATCTTGTTGCGCCATTCGTCAAAAGCTTCATCGTTCCAATAACAAGTGTTTTTTGAACATTTTACTTTGGAGTTTTATGAGCGGATTTTAGAGCGTTTCGAGCTCGCTTTTTGAAGGGGTTTTAGGAACACCCTTTTTTGGAATCTCTTCCAAGCTCCATTTGCCTTTCTGATACCGGGCTATCATCGTTGGCGCATTCGGATGAGCAACAATGACGCCATCATGACAGATACCCGATGTATAATTACTCTTTTCGGCCATCATGCTTCCCCTTTCCTTTGCAGTACACGCAATAGTCAGCAGCCTCAAACAGCTTTTCCCACTCCACACCCAGGACAGCAGCCATTTTTTCTAAAGTCTCAGGCCCAAAGGGTTGCAAAGCACCACTTTCCACTTTGGAAACATAGGTATGATCCAGCCCGACAGCCATAGCCAACTTAACCTGGGATAGACCCGCACTCTTCCGGGCAGCTCTCAAATACTCACCAAAGGTCATCAAAACGCTCCCATTCCACCACGATAGCCGGTCACAATCTGCGGCGCGTGGCCTTTTCTCCGTTCCGGAACATATTCCAGTGGTGGCCCTGCCTGTATAACATCTTCCTCCAGCAGCTCCTCAAACGTACAATCAAGCAACCGGCAAACCTTTACTAAGTCAGGTAAACGAGGGTAAGCCCGGCCATGATTCCAATACATTACATTTTGATGCTCGATCTCCAGCTCGTCAGCCAGCCTCTTCATCGTCCAGTTTTTATTTTTCCTGGCCAGCTCAGCTATTTTTAGTCTCACAATCCACCATCCAACAACTTCTCCGCCAAAATAGCCGACCTTGCCCGCCGCGTTTCCCAAGCTTTCTTGGCCGCACTCACTTTATCCGGGTTCTTTTTGGCCTTCTTTTTCTTTTCGCGCTCTTCCGTCCTGGTGGGCATTGGCGCTAGTTCCATGAGCGCGTTAGGATTGGCTTCCTGAATCTTGAACAGCGATAGAACATACCCAATCGCCTCCTTTTTCAAGGGATGCTGGATTTTCTCATGCAGCTTCTCTACTGCCCGTCTGAGATCATCATACATGGCTCGTCGTCCAGATCCGCGCCCTCTTCATCATCCGCGCCACTCTCAAGCAACGACACGGGGAACTGGGCATTTTTATTTGCTTTGCGACCTTTCAAAGCTAAGTCAATCAGCTCCACCGTCTTTTTCGCCGCCAATGCCGCCAAATCAATAGTCCGATTATTCCCTCCGGCCAACCGGAGGTATTCAGCCGAAGCCTTC